GCAGGCTGATTGTTCAAATCACGCCTGTACCATTCGGCTTTAAATCCTCGCCAACCGCGTTCGATTGCGTATGCAACAGCTTCAGCAATTGGCATACCGAGCTTATCCGCCTCACGTTGAAACCCTTCCAGAGCTGTTTGGGTGATCGGCGCTTTACAGGCTTTGCGGTGAGTGATGAAGTCGTCAGCAAGCTGACCAACGATTCCGAATTCAGCAAGCAAGGCAAGCGAATTTTTTTGCGTAGTTTTTTTATTTGTATTTTGTATAGTGTTTTTAATATTGTTTATTGTGTGTGAACTTTCTTCACAGGTGACTTGTGAACTTTCTTCACAGGTGCTGTGAACTTTTTTCACAGGTGAACTTTCTTCACAGGTGCTGTGAACTTTTTTCACAGGTGAACTTTCTTCACAGGTGACTTGTGAACTTTTTTCATAGGTGGTTTTTGAGTAAGAATTCACAGCATAAATGCCGGTATTTCTTGACCCGTTTTCTTTCACTAATAAACCGTATTTAACAAGAGATTCACAGGCTTTAATTACCGCACTATTACTTAATCCAGTAGCTTTCATAAACTGACTGATTGAGATATTGTCGCTTTCTTTATTCCAGCCTTTGGTTTTTCTGATGACAACCAAGTAACACTTCAATTCCGCTCCGGTTAAATCAGGCAGTAGCTCATCAATAACAGCATTTGGCACCTGTAAAAAATTAGGAATAAATTTAGATTCGTTACTCATGCCGCCACCTTATCTTGTATAAATTTGCCGTTCCACGTTGCTTTCATCGGCAACAATCCTTTTGCGTACCACTCATAGAGTTTCGCTGCGCCTTTTTTAAGTAACGTTGGCTTGTACTTGATAATCGGATCCGCTCCGTGAGGCACAACCTCGTTAGTTTCTTCGGTCATATACCGATCGCGAGCATAAGACGTTACGCGCCATTCACCGCGTTGATCTTTATAAAGCCAATTCTTTTGTTGCAAAAATGCATTGATTTGCGTCGAATTTACGCCGTTTAAGCTCTTAACGAATTGAGGTGCGGTCATTCCCGCCCGGAAGTAATTACTCATCGCTTCAATGCAATCGGCTTGCTGTTTGTTTTCCAGCTTTAAAACCTCTTCCCGCTCAACAGATTCCGCTAATTCACGCAATGCTGCGGCGTAGTTTTGTGGTAAAAGTGCGGTCGGATTTTGATGGACCGCTAAGCTGTCAAACGTGCGAATAACGTATAAGTGGAATTTCGGACTAATCCACATTGCGTAAGCGTAAACAAGTTCTTTGCTTACGAATGTTCCAAGTCCTTGTTTTGTAAGGATAGACGGAATTCCGTCTTTTGAAATTTCGCCGATTAACTCTTGCGTTTGCTGATTTGATAACCAGTAAGCAGGACGATGACGACTTTCACCACCGCTTGCTTGATGTAAATCATTTAAGCAAAAACGCCCTTGTTCATCTTGGCGAATTTGTGTATCATAAAGCTGTATTTTGGTTTTCATAAAAATTCCTTCGTACAGAACCACGGTTGCCGCCGTGGTTTTTATTTGCCCAAATATTTCTCGCGTAACCGGTCGTCAAAGCCTTTTGCCGCCAATAAAAGCAGTTCCAACTCTGATTTCTCAATTGCTACGTGAGAATTTACATCGAAAACATCAAACCCATTTGCCGCAATAAAATTAAACGCCTGATTAGCGTCTTCATTGCTGACAAAACGGCTCAACGTGGACGGCGAACATTCCATCTCGTCCGCAATCTCGCATTGTTTCTGTTTCCAGTATTTGTTCATAACCCGATCCGAAAGTGGTTTTGCGGATCGGGTGAGTTTATTGCGTGCCATTGCAAGTGCCTTGGGGTAAGTTAGTTTTGAAACGGAAAAACATCTTCAATAGAGACTTTTGCACCAAGCGCATTCAGTGCTTGAACAATTTTTTGTGCAACGCCTAAAGATGGTTCACGCAACCCCGTTTCATAGTTGGCGATCCGTGGTTGCCCCCAACCGATGTGATGAGCAAGCTCTCGTTGAGTAATCCCGAGTTGCCCGCGAATCTGTGAAATATTGTTCATAAATAATTTCCTTTTGTGATTTTCACAAGATATTAAATCACATAACGAAATTTATATCAATCACAAATCGAAATTATACGAATATAACGTAGCGTGTTACTATTTGCGCAAATTATAGGAGGATTGAAATGACTACACTTGGAGAGAGAATAAAAGCGTATCGAGAACAGTTAAAAATCAGTCAAAAAGAATTAGCTGATAGATGCAATGATATTGATAACCGAAGTGAGAATACGAGATGGGGACAGCCACGAATCGCTAATTATGAAAAGGGAAATCGAACACCTGATCTTGAAGATATATCCATCATCAGCAAAGCCCTTGGCATACTTCCTGAGGTTTTAGCATTCGATTCAAACGTAAGCGTGATCGAAGAAAAGGTTTATCGCTATCCGTTATTAAGCCCAATCCAAGCTGGACTATGGACAGATATTAGCTCTCTTGAGGGGTTTGACGGTTACGAGATGATCCCAAGCACAGTGATTGCCTCTGAAAACTCGTTTTACTTACGAATTGAAGGAAAATCCATGCTTCCTCGTTTTAATGAGGGCGATTTGGTATTAATCGATCCCGATATTGTGCCCACTCCAGGAAAATTCGTGGCTGCAATCAATGGCGACAACGAGGCAACATTTAAGCAATACAAAGAACTTGGCACAAGAACACCGGAAGGCATACCGCACTTTGAACTTGTTCCGCTTAATCCAATGTTTCCAACATTAAGCTCGCTCAACCAAGAGATCCGCATTATTGGCGTGGCAAGAGAACGTGTAGAAACGTTATAGAGTGGCGAGGCGTATAAGTTTCAACAACCAATAATTATTAAATGAGGAAATTACTATGGATAATTTAAAACTTGAATACTTTTCCAATATTAGTTTAAACGATCCATTTTTTGATAGTTTAAAAGAGGATTACGAAGAATTTTCCGATTGGTTTCGGAGAAAATCAAACGAACAGGCTTATGTTTTATATAATCGCCATAATCTAATTGAAGGCTTCCTATATTATAAGTTTGAGCGAGATGTAGAGGATATTAATCCGCCGATTCATGGAAAGTCTGTGATGAAAGTAGGAACCTTTAAGTTTAATCCCGCAGGAACGCTCAGAGGGCAGCGGTTTATAAAGAAAATACTTGATATTGCTGTAATTAACCAAGTCGATATAATCTATCTTACTGTTTTTGAAAAACATGAAGCCTTAATTAACTTATTCAAATTCTATGGTTTTGAAAGTGTAGGAGAAAAAGTTACAAATAATGGAACTGAATTTGTTTACTTGCGAGATCTTCATGTAATAAAAAATAATATCTATCAGGACTACCCATTTATTCACCGTGAAAATACCAACAAATACCTCCTCGCCATCAAACCGGAATATCACACAAGAATGTTTCCTGAATCTAAACTGTTCGGGGAATCGCCTGATATAATCAAAGACGTATCACATTCCAATAGCATTCATAAAATCTACATTTCAGCAGCACCTAATGCACATGATTTAAAGCAAGGCGATATTCTCGTTATGTACAGAACAACAGATATTAAAGGGAAAGCCTATTATAGATCTGTACTCTCTTCCGTTTGTGTAGTAGAAAGCGTTCGCCATATTAGCGAATTTAAAACGCTTTCTGAATATCTTAAATATTGCCTAAGATTTAGTGTATTTACCGAACAAGAATTGACTAATTTCTATCGTAAGAAATATCCTAAATCTATAATTAGATTTACATATAACTTAGCTTTATCTAAACGAATTAATCGTGAATCTATGCTTGACAATGGCATTATCGGAGATCAAAATAGAATAGTACTTCATCCAATTTCGGATGAAATTTTTAGTAAAATTCTATTTTTATCAAAAGCCAATGAAAGTTTTATTATCGATTAAACCTGAATTTGTAGAAAAAATCATTTCAGGTGAAAAAAAGTTTGAATTCAGGAAATCCCTACCAAAACGGGAAGGAATAACAACAGTTGTTGTGTATTCCACAATGCCGGTAGGGAAAGTGGTTGGTGAATTTAAAGTGAAAGATACCCTATCCCACACGCCGGAATCTCTTTGGGAAAAAACAAAGGAGTTCTCCGGTATCACTAAAAGTTTCTTCGACCAATACTTTTCAGCAAAATCTTTGGCACACGCATTTGAGATTGACTCATTCAAATTATATGACGAACCGTTAGTAATTTCAGATGTATTGCCATCCGGCACACCACCACAATCTTATTGCTATATTAACTAACCAATGAACCGCCTCACTGGCGGTTTTTTATTATCCTCCTTAAACCTTGCTTAAATTCGCCAAATCTTGCTTATTCTCCACTCAATTTAGCGCAACCCCCAAAAAATCTAGCCTCATTACGCTTGCTTAATAGCGACCAAATCTTGCTTACACCCACCAAACACCTCAAAAAACGACCGCACTTTATATTCTCATATTGATTAAAAAATAAGCAATCAAACACATTTCTTAAAAAATTATTTCTTTAAAAATCAACCAATTAATCACAGAGCGAAATATTTTTAACTGAATAAATCACATTTTGTGTTGACTATATTATTTCAAAATGTGATACTAAGCCCATCAAAACGAGATACACATCTCAACGCTCTTTAACAATCAAATTTAAAACACATTGATCGCCCAATGGTGAGCAGTTAGTAAAAGTTCGGACGGCAGATAGACCCGACACTGCAACAAAACGGAAGAAAGCCCGAATCGGTTAGTGTGTTTAGCTTAAATATGCCTCCGGCAGTGAATCGGAAATATTAGGCGAATTTTAAAGACGAGCAAACGCGGCTTAGGCGTGACATACCGGAGAGACGGTAAATTTAGTGACAACATAAAGGGATTTTGCGAAAGCACGGCCCTGCGTTGAGCAAAGTCGGTATAGGGATGGAGCAATGTGTATATCACACTAATACGCAATCACAGAAAGAAGTCGGAAACGATGAGCTCTCTATACATAAAATCCGTAACCCGCCAGCGGCAATGCGGTAACTGGCAGATGATAGGCGTAAGTTTGCAACAGTTAATGGCGTCAAAGTTTAAAGTTTTGGGGAGCACAAAACTAAAGTGTGAATTTCAAAGCGCATTCGGCAGATCGACAGTTTTAAGCATGCGAACGCGTCAAATGCAAGACAGAGTGCGCTTTGAAATGGCAATAAAACATGGCTCTTGTGTTTGCTAATGACAAAGGGAAATTAGCGGGTCGCCGAAAGGCGTATTATCAATTAACAGTGTCTGATTGCTGTAAAAAGTGCATAGGGTTCGAATCCCTGCAAGAGCCACCTTACAATCTCCACAGCCGAGCATGAGGGCTTAACACTTATGCAACCTATAAAATTGGTTCCTTAGGTTTGCCCTCCTTTTACGGAGGGCTTTTTTTTGAGGTGAAAAATGAAACAACAACGATTTACTACCGCACTTTTGAATCAACGTTCAAGCCGAAAGGAACAAATCATCCAATGGCTTGATAAATACCTACACTGGATTGTTTGCGCAGTGATTACCGCTTGCGTTTGGGGAATTGCGCTAATTGGGTTATCCCTTTCGCGTCCTACCCTTGCCGTTGATACCGACTACAACAATAACGCGGTAAGCGAGCAAATAGCAAAGGAATGGCAACGTCAAGCAAGCCTTGAGTTCGGCGACATTCCACGTGAACCGACAGCAGAAGAACTCCGATACATGGAAGCCTACACAGCACAAAAACAGAAAGAATTAGATGAGGTGCGGAGATGAGTTTACAAACATATTGGGAAAATCGGCTAGAGGCTGAGTATCACGCACAAATTGAAGCGGCGGAAAGATACGAAGTCGAGCTTGAGGCGGAAAAATCCCGAATTGATGAGGCTGCAAAAAATGGTGACGAGTTAATGATTGATGCTATTAATGACGCAGTTGGTGCTTTGAGCAATGATGATTTAGAGCTCCAGTGGCTAGCGTTTGGCGCCGGTGCGTGGGATAAATTAAGCACATTCCGCGACAAAGCGATCGAGGTCGTGGCTAAACGAAATTTAAAGGATGAATATGGCAACTATAATTGAAAATATGTCGAATGCCGACTATCACGCACATCCAGCAATTAGTAAATCGGGGCTGGACTTAATAGAAAAAAGTCCGGCTCATTTTTTCTACGCGGAGCGGGAAAAAACAAAAGAAATGGTGATTGGTTCGGCATTTCATGATTTGGTTTTACTCCCTGATACATTTAACGAACTCTACATCATCAAGCATTCCGATATGAACTTATCGACAAAGGCAGGTAAAGAATGGAAGCAACAGGCGGATGAATCAGGAAAAGACATTCTGACCGAAGAAGAGTTTAACCAAATCAATGCCATGAAAGAAAGTGTACTCGCCCACCATGCGGCAGGAAGACTGTTATCAAACGGTAAGCCTGAAACTTCTATCTTTTGGCAAGATGAAATAGGCGTTGAGTGTCGATGCCGTCCCGACTTTATCAACATAAACAATGTGATTGTGGACTTGAAAACAACCACCGACGCAAGCCCGAAAGGGTTTGCGAAATCCGTTGCAAACTTCCGCTATCACGTTCAGGACGCGTATTACTGCCACGGCTACAAGCACGCTTTTGGTGAACTCCCGCGCGGATTCGTATTTGTTGCTGTTGAGAAAAAACCACCCTACGCCGTCGGCGTTTACACGCTTGACGACTTGGCAAAACTGGAAGGTGAAATGCGGTTCAAGGAAAACCTTTCAACCTATAAACAGGCATTGGAAGAAAATGCCTGGAACGCTTTCAGTCAGAAAATCGAAACGCTCAGCCTACCGAGTTGGGCTTTTAAATCTTAGGAGATAAACAATGACAACAGTCGCTAATGTTTTTGCGCCAGAGCCGCAAAAAGAGAAAAACACAGCAATGGTTGAATCTCAATCTGCGCGGGAAAGTCAGGAAGTGCAGGCAATGATGGTTATTGCCAAACGCTTCCCGCGCGATCCGATTGATGCAATGGATAGAATTATCAAATCCTGCACTCGACCTACCTTGGCACAAAGTGCGGTCTATTCGTACCCGCGCGGTGGGCAAAATGTAGAAGGCCCGTCTATTCGCCTTGCCGAAACAATCGCCCAAGAATGGGGAAATATCCAATACGGCATTCGTGAGTTAAGCCAAGCAAACGGCGAAAGCACTGTAGAAGCCTTTGCTTGGGATATTCAGACCAACACACGGCAAGTAAAAGTGTTCCAGGTGCCGCATGTGCGTTATTCAAAAAAAGGCAAAACCATTTTAACGGACCCGCGCGACATTTACGAGCTTGTAGCAAATAACGGCGCGCGCCGATTAAGAGCCTGTATTTTAGGTGTAATCCCTGGTGACGTAATCGAAGCGGCCGTTGAGCAATGTTCAGTGACATTAACGGCAAATGCAGACACCTCACAAGAGGGGTTGAAGAAGATGGCTGATTATTTTAACGAACATTTCGGGGTAACTACCGACATGATCGCAAAACGTTATCAGTGCCGTTTTGAATCATTAAGACCCGCTCAAATCGTCCAGCTAAGAAAGATTTCACAATCTTTAAAAGATGGCATGAGTAATATTGAAGACTGGTTCGATGTTGATCACAAGGCAAATGATTTAAATGCTTTAGTCGATAAAACAGAAACAGATAATAAATAAACCCCAAGGTAATAAACATGGCAGGAATAAACAAAGTAATCCTTGTCGGCAACTTGGGCAACGACCCTGATGTCCGCACTATGCCGAATGGTGAATCGGTTGCCAACATCACAGTTGCCACCAGTGAAAGCTGGAATGATAAAAACACCGGAGAACGTCGTGAAGTGACCGAATGGCACCGCATTGTGTTCTATCGCCGTCAGGCGGAAGTGGCTGGGGGAGAACTGGGGCAAAGCCCCTA